GTTAATATCTGAATCTTTTGCCAACTCAAGATCAGCAACTTCAATAAATGCTTCGCTTACCGGCGCCCAACTATGGCGGCAGTTATAACCGCCGCCGCTCGTCTTCACGCTTAAGCCTTGGCCGTTGTTTAGTTTTCTCATCTGCTTTGATGTTACGACTAAATCAACCAACTCCTCACAGAATCCGCGAGTTATTCCATCGCGAGGACCAACATATAAAAAGTGATCAAGCCCGGCTTCATCGGCGGCTTGCGCTGTCAATGATCGCCCCCACTGTGAAACGGCGGTTCGAGCTTCTGTGAGTGCTCGCCCTTCTGCCGCTTGGAATCTTTGAAATAATAAATCAGCGGTTTGACTGATAGATACATCAGCATCAATCGCCGTCAATGTTGAGCGTATACGTTGCGAAAGATCTGGAAGTATAACATCATCAAAGACAGCACCGACAAGTTGAGCGTTTAAACGCTCGCGATCGAGCGCCAATGTCGCGGGGTCAAGGTCTAATCCCTCTAAAGATAATTGCTTTAGAGTGAGATCATAAACCGTATTCGTAGTATCAAGAAAGCCGTCAACGACTTCACCCATACCACCATTTAAAATATAATTAATAAGCTCGTCACGGCTCATTAATAACCAGTTATCCGCAGGTATACCCGCGTCAAGGTCGCGCTTGATCTGGTTTCTTAGTGTTTTACGCGCTTGAGATAATCCTTTTTTAAGGGCTTTCTCAACCGCTACCTGTGCTTCAAGTTGTTCCACTTGTGCAAGTGTAATCTGTGCGAGTAGTGGCGGCTCATTCTCCGCTTGACGTCTTAGCTCTTCAATGGCTTGTACGTCAGCATCTCGCTTTTCTGCGAGTAGGTTAACGAGTCCACAACTACGGCACAGCATCAAGAGACCCTTAAGTCAAGCAGTCTGTAACAACGAAACCGAAGTTACTATCAATCTTCTTGAAAGTCTCGATCTCTTCGCTCCAAACGTAGCGGCGGGTCTTTTGCTCGTTGTCATAAGCGCCCGCTTGCATCGCTCCATAGCGGAAGTTAATAGCGGCCATCGGCCCCATCTTAACGCCGTTTCGGTTTACGAGTGCATCACCACCGCGCAAGATACCCATAAACACCTGCTCGGTGTTCCAGATCTGAGACTCAGAAGAAGCCGCGCCCGCGGGTGCTGTGTCGTTGATCGCGTTTGCAACGTAAACGTTCGGGATTCCGAGCACTGATCGAAGTACCTCAAGAACTGCCTCATTGCTAAGGATCAATTGACCACTAGCAAGCCCGCTTCCAGTTGCTCCAACGTATCCGCGAATCTCAGGGTTACGCGCTAAAGTACGGAATACGCCACGACCCAAAATAAGAGAATCCGCGCTCATTCCGCCTGAGTTATCAAAGACAGTGTCTTTAAGGGCGTGTAGATCGGTCAACGGATTCGCGCCGGTTGCGTCCCACTTGGTCCCAGTCTGGAGAGCTGTACAAGCCGCTGTCTGAAACTCTGTAGAGTTGAACAGGAGATCAGCGCAACGCTTTTCACGTGAAACCTGCATAGCTCGCGCAACTTTGCGAACCATACGTTGCTCCTCTGATCCGGGGTATTGCGAATCAAAAATATCTTCCATCGCGATGCCATCACGCCATGAAAAGATGTTAGCTTTGTAAGTGGTGTTACTTCGATCGAATCCACTTAATAACTGACGATCAGCGCCGGGCGCTCTTTGATTGTCGAGACCTGCACCGGCTCCGGTGAAGTTGCGGTTATTCTCGATAAGAAGAGTACCGCTTCGCTCAGGGATTGCTACAGTCTCAAAGACTTTATCTGCAATGAATGAATCATCACCTTGAACCGCTTCGATTGCAAGGTTTGATAGAATCTCGTCTACTGGATGTATATTACTATATGAACTAGCCATTTTAGATCACCTTCTCTCTTATGGTAGTGGGGTCTTAGGACCGTTGAAAATGATCTCGACTTGCTCACCACTAGCGAGCGCGAGATTTGCTTTAGCAGGGATGAGGTACCCAATGCCATAACCGCCAGAAGCGTTAGCATCAAGGTGACCATTAAGCCCACATTGAACAGGTAGAGCCACCGCGCTTGTTAAGTCAATCGCTGTGTCGATCACTGCGCGTGTAAGACCGTGAACAACTACGTCGACAATGTCTCCGGCCGATGCTGCACGTTGAGCGACTCCAATGATGTTTGCACCATCAGAAGCGCCCGCTACTTCGACATCTCCATCAGTAGCAAGTTTAACAAGGGCGAACTCAGTTATAGTACCGCCCGCAATATATGATTTTACGATGTTTTGCTCAGCCATGGGTTAACCTCCGTAAATGCGAGCGTATTGATCAGGGTTAGTTGATCGGAATTGATGCAAAGCTTCAGAGAAAGAAATATTCTTTGTCTTCGCTTCTTCGGCTAATCTAGCCGCTAGGTTCTCTCTTGTGATCTCTTCAGCGCTTGCGCCGTGTCCAATCTCTTTCATTGGTACAACCGGCGCGGCCTCTGAGAAATGCGCCCATAGTGCGGGCTTGGTGTCGCGTAGGTCGTAAGCGTCACGAGCGGCGCTTTCTGCACTCGGTGCAATCTTGCCTTCACTTAAAAGGGTATTGATTGCCGCGCTCTTTGCTGTCTCGTACTTCTCAGCCTCAACTTTTAAAAGTTGCTCGCGTAATGCTTTGACCTCATTTAAGAGTTGGAGATTCTCAGAGTGTGCGACCGACTCAGCCATCTTCTTTGGCTCGTCTTCCTTCTTCTCTTCCATCTCTTCAACTTCTATTTTGTATTCGCCCATCTCTTCCTTTTCAGTGTCGAGTTGGGCTTCAACAGCCGCCTCTGCTTTTTTGGTCATCTCCGCTACACGCTTTTCAAGCTCAAGAACCATGTCGTGCTTGGCTCGTAGCATATCTCGGAGTTCGTCAATTGACATTTCGTTTATGTCTTCCATAAACTTTTCTCCTAATGTTACAGGCTCAAGCTGTGTTGATGCTTGAGCAGGTCTGGGGGTAAGGGTGATCGCTAGTAATTGAGCGTCACCGATTTTTTCTCCGCCTTCTCTTGCGTAGACTTCACCGTCGAGATACTCAGGCGAGGACCATAGAACTCCGCCCGCGTCTCTAACAATTGAAAGCCCGCGCTCGTTGTATGCGGGGATTGCGTAGAGTCCATCTTCTCTTAATTCAAGATCGACTATTAAGCCTAAGGCGTTCCCGCTCTCAGGCGGTGCCGGCGGTCCACCGTTGAAAGGACTAGTAGCATGCTGCCAATCAATTATAACCGGGTCAGCTTCTCGCCGGGCATAATATACGCGCCGCATCTCTTCGAGTAGATCTGATGTGATCGCGTTCCCGATCTTCTCACCATTCATGCGGCTTGATACTTGGCCAAGTCCTAAAGTCTTGAAAGGCTTACCAACTGTTAAACCGTCGGGTACTTTATATTCTCCAACTTCACCAAGTAAAACCGCTTCACCATATGCTCTTAAAGCTTGTTGTTTTTTATCTGCATCATTCATTTGATTGACCACTTTCTGCGCCCATCGATAGCCGGCATCACCGCCCCATCCAAGCCAAGCTTGACGGCCCTTGCCGTAGTCCTTCCAGGTTGCGCCTTCTTTGTCGACTTCATGCCGGGTGAAGTATGCGAGCATGCGCCGCACGGTCTCGGGTGATAAAGCTTTACCGGCTTTAAGATCGCGAGCGCGAGCGATACCGATAGCGGTCATCCCTCTTTGACTCATCGGCTTTGATGCTCTGATTCTTAATGCTCTCTCGGCCGCATCTTGCGCGCCTTTGGGCGGTACAAAGTCAATATGATCATACTTCTTGGGAACCGCTAAAAGAGTCTCTTTATCTGCTCTATATTGCGGGTGAGCTTTAGGTAGCAAGTCAAGGTCAGTATTATAAGCTTCTTTACGCTCGCCAGTACCTACCAACTTTAAGAAAGCTTTGACACGAGCAAGGCCCCATTGATTGCGATTCATCCCGGGACGGTGAGAAGTTGAGAACGCGCCCGCACCTCTCCTAAATACCGCTTTAAGTGTCCCAAGATCGACAGTCTTTCCCGCGCCTCTATACCGTTTGTTGTGCTTATCGCGAGCATTGACTAAAGCCTTTTCCGTATCGGCTCCGATCTCAATACTTCCACGCTTACCGCTTGCGCTCCCTTTTGGATTCTTGCGCGATCCTTTGATCCTGTCTTTTTTGGGCGCCGGTGTTTGCGCGATGGTTCTTTTAGACATTGCGCCGCCTTATGATCTCTTCAGCTAAAGTTGCCGCGCTTGCGTTACCACTTCGAGCGCTCGCCGCTCTTTCCCTTGGTGTTCTTACTGCGTCTTCTGGAAGATCGCCCGCGCCTAGTCTTTGGCGTAATGCTCGCTCTAGTTCATCATCTGGAGTTAATAGACCAGACTGAACGAGTCCGGGCAACATGCCCATTGATTCGGCAAGGTCATCTGTATCAAGACCTAGATGTGTAAGCCTTGGAAGTTTGGAGGGGTCCATTGGTCCGTAATTCCATTGAATCAACCGGCCAATTGTTCCCGCCGCTCTTCTGTCTGGTCCACTTACCACCGCCGCGACTAGATCACAAAGATTAATTGCCGCTCTTCTAAATACGCTTAAGTGAATCTCACCAACTGACCTTGAGCCGGTTTCGGTGTTGCCGAGGTCTGCGAATTGGGCGAGGAATGAAGCGGCTATTTGTGAATCACATTTTGTAATTATATCAATCGGGCCTTGACTGTATAAGTTCGGCATAACTGAATAATTATCAAACTTGACCGCGGCTGACTCGACTAAATAACTTTGTTCAGCGCTTAAAAAGTTTTGCGCTTGCGCCTCAGCTTCATCAATCATCGCTTCGATGTCTGATTGAGTGTAGCCCTGTTGTTCAGCAACTGAGCGGTCGACTGATACCTTGGGAGTAGGAACCGCCCAACGATCCAAACCGACCAGCATCATATTAGATACACGTTGTTTAGTTCGCCACCACCACCAACACGAGCGCAGCATACCAACGCCTTCAAAGTTGCTACCTGTTTTATTCAAGGTGAGCAGTATCATTTTATTCGATGGTATCGGCTCCGGTACGATATGACCGACCATGTCTTGGTAAACGCCGTCCAACTGTTGGCCGTCTCGGCTCAACCATTTTTGATGGGCGCTTGGCTCCCGGTCTGCGTATCGATCGAGCCAGACTTTAACGCGTCCGTTTTCATCCGGTCCGACTTTGTAGATCTCTTCAGCGTATCGATAGCCTAGCGGCACGAACTCCCATAGATAGCTTAACTGTTCTTCCCAACTTGAAGACATCTGGCCGCTGTACCCATCAAGGCCGAAAGCCTCATTAGCATATCGCGCCAACTCATCACAGACAGGATCACCTTGATTAGCTGACTCAAAGCGCCATGATGCACTTAACAAAGTCTGCCTAAGCATGGTCCAAGAGCGGCGAACGATTGGATCACTTGATAGCATTGATTCAGCTTCGAGTACCCAATTCTTCCCGGTTAACTTTGGATTCTGTTCTTTACCAACGATTGAGCCACTAGCTAAATTGGTCCCTGTTATACCCTTAATCGTAAACCGTGGAGTATAAGCGGGCATATGCTCCGGATCGCGCTCAGTGTTGATCATATGTTCACCTCTTTTTAATTAAGTGAATATAATCGCTTTAAATGTCAAGCACCTTAAACAGCAACGCCCGCGAGGAAGGAAGCCGCGAGCGAAGCAAAAAGGAGTTGCTCAATATATACAAAAAAGAAAAGCGACCCGCAAGAGTCGCTCTTCAAAGTG